GGTGAGGAACTTGCCAAGGGTCCCAACAAAGTCGCTGGCATTGGCAAGAGCATCGGACGCAAGATCGACAACTTTCTGCAGTTTGGGGAGATGAAGTAATTAGCAACCTAAGTTTTTAATAAAAATATACATAATCAAGTTGAAATGAGTGACGCTGTTAAATTCGCATTTTTACAGGCTACCGCCCCGCTCTGCCCCGACGTGCAACGTAATATATGGATATGGAAAGAAATAATGGAAGCAACTGACGAACTGCGCACCATACGCAAACGAAAACGTGCAAACCAAAGGCGACGAAATCGACGCTACACACGGAAATAAACTCAGAAATCTTCGTCAATTGTGTCTCTAATAATCATATCTCGGATTACCTCGTATAAAACAGAAGTTAGGGCAAACTTGTATGCCAAAAATCCTACGAATGTAGCTCCATAATCAAAATCAAACGCAAATGGTGCATTATTCCACGCCATTTCAAAGGCAGCGGTGCTCACTGGCACAAACATCTGCTTCTGAAATGTCGACCTCTCTATGTTGTCTACATGATCTGACAGAAGGTTCATGTAGGTGTAGGACGCCACAGCACCAAGGGTTGCGGAAACCCCAACATCCGCTCCCTGTGTAATAAAGTATGACGTAGATAAAGCCGCACCATAACCAGCCGTAGAGTTCTTTAGACTGGTCTTGAGTTTCTCATATTCGGGGAGAGAACGGTTCGTGATAGGTAGGCGGGTGGGTTTCGCGATAGCAAGAGTCAACATATACTAGCTGTAATATACTTAAAATCTTTATCCCAGTTATAGTATATGCCCTGTCAACTGTGTAAGAAGAAATGTGGAGTGCCCATAGACTGTAAGCACTGTAGTGGAAGTTTTTGCCCCCGCTGTCTTCATCTAGAGAAACATGGGTGCTCCGGTCTCGAGAAGAAGGTTAAGAAAGATTTGGCTACACTCGAGAAAAGGGCGTCATATGAACACACACCGAAGTGCTTAAAGATTTAAGGAGTATACTACTCAGTGGGAGGGAGGGAAGCTGAGATGCCCGAGTGGTCTAAGGGGGGTGTCTTAAGAACATCTGGCGTAAGTCGCGTGGGTTCGAACCCCACTCTCAGCATATCGCACTCATAGCTCAGTGGTAGAGCGCAAGCTTAGTAAGCTTGAGGTCAGGGGTTCGAAACCCTTTGAGTGCATTTTTAAATATGAAAAAAATCCATATTTAAAAATGTTCAAAACTTATATAGAATGGATGTCCACAATATTACATCCGCTTGTTTTCTGATACCATTTTCAACTCTATGTGTTTCAGAGATATTTTTAGGCTACGTGGTGTATCCAATGTTTCTCACCCACGCCTTAACATTTTATATGTCCTACGAACTTGTATGGATTTACATACAACCCGAGATTATACAGTCGTTTCGTAAACTGATTATACTACACCATATCATGGCTTTAATTTACGCCATAAGACCTCTGTATGCCCCCGAAGAAGCCTACCTTACCGCATATCTGGGGCTGGTCGAAATTGATACATCTATGTTGGTACTCAAACACATATTTCCAAGAAATCAAACCATTCGGGAAATATATTTATTTACAAATGTATTCTTCCGTGTTTGGTATGAAAGTTTGATGTCTTTAGTTGTATGGTTCTTATATGATGATAAAAATCTATATGTGAGAATACATGTAATGACCTGTCAACTCTTTTTCAATATTTTCAGTTGTGGAATATGTGCGTTGACCTATCGTGCCTTAAAGAATAAACGCCTTAAGGATGTATAATGTCCCTCGGGGTCAAAAAACTTGGATATGATTCTATTCTACCTACTCGAGGTTCTGATGGTGCTGTCGGCTATGATCTCTATAGCAATTGTGATGGGGTTATCGCAAAGGGCAAAAGAGGGCTCATCTCCACGGGCATCGCGGTATCACTCCCCCCGGGGGTATATGGTCGGGTTGCTCCAAGGTCTGGGTTGACTGTAAAACATGGCATTCAAATTGGCGCCGGTGTCATCGATCCAGACTATACCGGTGAAATTTCCGTTGTCATCTTCAATATGGGGGATGCCGATTTTGAAGTGAAGAAGGGTGACCGCGTCGCACAGTTGGTCCTAGAGAGGTGTGAGACCCCACCCATCGAGGAGATTGGTCTCCTCCAGGAAACCCTCCGAGGTGATGGTGGTTTTGGTTCTACCGGGAATTAGAGCAGAACCAAAAGTCTTCTGGGACGGGCATGAAGAGTACACCCTCCTGTGTCGCCATCCAAAGCTTGGATTTATGCATATCTGGGTATGACATGAGTAACCAACGCTCCCAAAAATCTTGAGAAAGGTAGGTATCCCAATCTTCCATAGTACTTTCCTTAACTTTCAACATACCTCTGTGAATTTCATAGGGATCCCTCTCAATTCGCACCTCCTTGGGTAGGATCGCCCCCTTTCTAAGAAGTTGTGCCCTCATTATGCGGGGATTTCCATGATCCACATAGTAGTCAACCCCATTTTTCCCAAAATCTATCGTTCTTTTACAAGGCAAAGTTACTCTGTACCGGTGGGTGACCGAGGGACTGGGTCTTAGGATGACATGCATTTTATTATGTTTATATATATTAAAAAAATATGATGTCAATGTTCGCGGGTGTAGGACTTCTCAGTGTGAGCTGTATTTCTGCCAGTCTCACAACTTCTGTGATTACAGCTGCACGTGGGCGTGTGAGTGTACGTGACCAAATTAATAAAGTTTTAGATAAGACGTCTACAACAAAAGAAGCTCAGGAAAAAGACGACACACCAGTGATTTTGGTAACTGAGAAAGGGTCGGTTTACAAAAATAAACCGAACAAAACTGAGGGGTATATTAGTCGCACCTATGTTCCAGATCCAGCACCGACGGAATTTCGGTTAGGGTATCTATATGATGTAAACGTTGGAGGTCTGGATAAGGGCGCGAACATATGGAAAGATGGTAAATGTGTTTTAGATGGAACTTTAGACTGTCTTTATCGTATGAGAGAAAAGGATGGTAAAATTGTAGCCTTTACAAACGAAAAGGGTGAAGATTTAACAAAAAAATTGGCTGATGACATATATAGTGGAAAAATTAGTACCGATGATGAAAGTACAAAGCTAGTTCTTACTGGATTTAGATTAACCGATGATGGAGAACTTCAATGGAAAAAAGCCTATTGTGATGAAATTGAAATTGAGGAGGAGAAAACCAATCCTTCTATCGTGGAGAGTGCAATAGCTGGAGGACATGCTTTGTGTAACACTTGGCAAAACTTTACAGTATACAGTCCCATAGAAATGGGACCTGTTGGATTTTTTCTCGTACTTCTATTACTATCTAAAAGAGATGGATTACCTAAACCCAGATTTGAAATTAATTTGGTACCACCCGAAGGAGCTGCGCGTGGACCAGCACCCCCACCTGCACAATAGGTCCATCGGCACCTGGTGCGGGGGTCGCGTTAGTGTATGAAGGAACCACCGAGTAGTATAAAGAAAAAATTCAATAAATAAATATGAAGACGTATGAATCCCTGGATGGAATTACTATTAGAGTTGGTACAAATGCCAAGGAGAATTATGAACTCACTGAGTCGAGTCATGCGGCGAATTGGTGGCTTCATGTCAAGGGGTGGCCGGGTTCACATGTCGTAGTTTCTTATGATGGAGATTTTTTACCAAAAGAAACTAAGAAGGATGCGGCTGCGTTGGCTGTTCACTATAGTCAGGCTTCGGGTCAAAAACAGGTTATAGTAGATTTGATTCGTGTTCAATATGTGCACCCATTAAATACACATGGTTCTGTTGAGTTGTCGAGAGACCCAATCGAAGTCTTAGTGTTTATAAATCGAGAAAAACCGAGACTTGATAGATTAGAAAAAGTTGTCAGTTCTGTACATATTAACCCCAAATGAACCAGTCTTACCAGTCACTGAGACTGATTCATTTCCATAGAGCTCCTGGCATCCAATGTCATCCATACAGTCCCTAGCATTGTGACTCACTGGGACTGGGTACAGGTTTTCACCACCCGTGGTCGTGTAGTAGTGGTACCTATCACGGCGACCACGAACCTCCTTGCCGTAGAGGGGGAGGGTCTCGTCACCTGGTCCGGTGAGTAATCCCATCTGCTGCATGCGTCCAGGTTTGTATTCCTTGATTGGGGGACCCCTGAACTCCGGTTCACGCCTTTGTTCGAATGTCTGTCTAGGGGGGACCCGGATCATTGGTGGGGGTGGGGCTGGATTCGAAACCCGTTTCGTGACGACTCGGGGATTCTTCCATAAGTATGCTACAGCGGCGATGAGTACGACGAGAGCCACCCACAGTGTTTGAATCTTAGTCTTATTCTTCATATACTATTATTAAAGAAAATCTTTGACATAAAGACATGAAGGTCCTGGCCATAGATATAGGATTCCATAATATGGGTCTCGTCCTCGCTGAGTGTGGGAATGGACCGGTGATAGAAGTTGAGTACATGAAAAAGGTGAGTTTGGAAGACTACAAATACATTTACAGTAATGACTTTGTTGACTTGGTTCCTTTATTTGTGGATGACCACAGAGAGGTGTTCGACAAGGCTGAGCGGATCCTCATAGAGAGACAGCCACCCCAAGGCTTTACGAATATTGAGATTCTACTCAACTATATGTTCAAGGATAAGGTTTTGTTGATTTCACCCCTGACAATACATGCACACTTTGGGATGGGTCATCTAAATTACGATGAGAGAAAGGAACGTGTTCTTGTGAAGATGGGAAAGTATATAGATTTGGATACGATTCCATATGAGAGAAAGCATGATATAGCTGATGCGTACTGTATGCTTATGTATTACAATTTTAAGACGAGTGTTCACTTTTTTGATCGATTTCGTTTCTCCCGTGGTTAAGAATTTCAAGTGTATTCACAACACTCGAAAACATATCGAAAATTTCACCGGTATCCTTATTTACAATACCAGTCCTGAGTTTTTCGATATTGAATTTAAAATTTTCCTTATCTTTTTCAATACTCCTCAAGACTCGTTCGATTGATTCAATCTTTTTATTTAACATTTTTACTGTACTTTCCATGGAACTTGAGCGCTTTTGATAAATGTTTCGTTGTTTTTCTAGAATATCCTTTTTTATATGACAACCAGTTGATTCAAATTTTTCTTCTATCAATTTCAATTCTTGAATATACGTATGACGATAATTATCCCGTGTTTTCACGAGACGATTGATTTCATTATGGAGTTTGATATCCATTTTATCGTTAAGTAAATGATTTCTTTAGTTCACTTAGGTCTCGGGTAAACCCTTTGAAGTGTCCTAAACGATATTGAACAATAGCCCATAACACAAAGAATAGGGTTTTGGTGAGTTTACCTACATCGTCATCACTCATTTTATAAATAGGTCCAACAACCCTACCCATGAAAGTTTCCTCTTTTTCTTTACCCGAAAAGTACATTTCCGCCTGTGTCAGTGCACATGTATCATCATTAATTGACCAGTGATAAAATATGAAGGGAATTAGAATGGAATAAAATTCAAGGTTTCTGCGATTATTTGTAAATGGAACAACAAGTATACCTATCAGAAAAATTAAATGAATCAGGAAAATTATATTCATCTATTATATAATGACGGAAGAAAAAAAGATTTCCCGCGAAGATATGCGTCTATCATGGACAGACGGTCACGAAAATATACTCAAACAATGGGGTGAAGCCTCTGCATGCTACAGGTATATGCACCACCGTGCATTTTTCATATACAGACGTTCTAGTATTCGATTCACTTTACCAGTTATTATACTATCTACTATAACCGGGACTGCGAACTTCGCCCAGGGTACCTTCCCAGAGAATGTACAGTCGTTTGCTCCCTCATTAATTGGTGGTTTAAACCTAACCGCGGGGCTCATAGCGACTATATCCCAATTCCTCAAGATTAACGAACTCATGGAAAACCATCGAACAGCTGCGTTGGCTTTCGGTATGCTTTCCAGAAATATTCGTCTTATGCTGGCTCTGGACAGGGGCGAGCGCAGCAAGGAGGGTTTAGATTTCGTCGGTGAATGTAAAACGGAGTACGACCGTCTTTTGGAACAATCACCCTCGGTGCCCAAGTCTGTATTGAAGCAATTTGAAGACGAGTATCCCCTAGACAGTGTATTTACCAAACCAGAGATTCTCAATGTGCGTTCAATTCCACTACTCACTTTACCGAGAACGATAGACCCCATTGAGGCGATGACCGCGGGGACACCTCTTGAGAAGATAGGTAAATTCTTATCGAAAAGGGATGAACCACCACCCACAGGATTCTTCGGCCCCTCCCTAGGTGAGGGGGATGAGGAAGAGGAAGAATCTACAGAGGGGGAACCTGAAGACGAGACAGACGTCGAGCAAGGTAGATCAGAGTAATAACCATGATCAAATTGGTCAACAAACTACAAGCAACATATGGTACAATTTTCCTTTTTAAAGGTTCTACGATACGTTTATGTAGTGCGTCATTCTCGAGCACCAAATCTATTGCCTGATTAGTAAGATCATCGATGGACTCTTTCATTAAAATAATTCCACAAAAAAAAGTCGAAGACAATACCACACCCCTAGTGACAATTCATGATAAACAAATTGCTCTCGTTCGTAGGTATATAGATGAAGGTAAACATATATTTATATGTGGATCCTCTGGAGTTGGAAAATCCTACATTCTTAGGGAAGCCCTGAAAGATACATTACATGTTGAACTACAGAATCACCATCTGAAAAGTAAATGTTATTTTTTACCGTTTATTAAATCAACCACAAAGAATGTATTTATAGAGGATTACGATCCCATATTTAAACCAATAATAGAACAGGTTTCGGATGGCGTCCCAATTACACGCGGATCTCTCATAGTAACGACAACAAATATGTGTATGTACCCAAACTTCGAGACTATATTTATTCCAAAACACAAACCCGAAACTTTGTTGAGATTGACAGATAGTTCGGATACCAAAGCATACAATGCAGCCGTACGTTCACAAGGAAATATTAGAAACTTCTTCACCTATTTAGATGACTATGATGAAATGGATATATTCCAGACACCAAAAGAATTTATAACTGATATACTATGTGATCCCAAACCGATTGAAATATATGACAGTATAAGTGAACATGGTCACATGTGGGATATATTCCAAGAAAATTACCTAAATTCAGTGGGTGTAGACACCGTAGCTACCTCCCATTCCTTTTCAAATGCAGATTATTTTGATAGTCACATTTACTCCTCTGGAAACTGGAATCTCATGCCCTACTTTGTTCTCCACGCCCTAACGATACCCAAAACCTTTCTAGGTGACCCGCTTAAAAGGGAAAAGATTAGACCAGGGAGTTGTTGGACCAAACA